AAGAATGCAATCTGGTTAGCAAAAAAGAAGTACATGCAGAACATTGTTTGGAAGGATCCAAACCTGCATTATGATGACCTAACTAAGGTAAGTGCAAAGGGATTTGAGATTATTCAGTCGTCAACTCCTCTCTTTGCCAGACAGAAGCTTAAGAGCTTGCTAACATTTATCTTTTCGGAACCTAAGTTTGACATGAAGCAGTTTGCTGGTATGCTTAAGGAGATTAAGCGTGAGTTTAAGCTGGCTAACATTGATCATATCTCAATGTCAAAGAAGGTGAACAACTATCAGAACTACATCATTAATGACTATGAACGGTTTGAGATAGGTCCCAAATGTCCAATTGGTGTTAGAGCGGCCGGCTATCATAACTATCTACTTAATAACTCCCAACATAAGAAGAAGTATAAGCTGCTAGGTAACGGAGAAAAGCTTAAGCTCTATTTTAGTAAAGACCCTGCCTGTGAAGTCTTTTCATACGCGCCAGGTGATTTCCCTTATGAAATTGCTCCTGAGATTAACTATGATGTCCAGTTTGAAAAGACAATCATTGACCCAATCAATCGGGTTCTGCATGCAATGGGCTATAAGGGCTTTAATAGTAACCTAATTTATGTGACGGGAGTCTTCTAAATAGATAGATTAAATAAAGGGGGGTAATGTTCACTGAGATCTTTCAAGACAGGAGAGTTAAGCTGGGTGTTATCATGCTTGCGCTATTTACTAATGCTCTTCTGCCTCTCATAATTAGTGACCTTCATAGCCTATCATCAGCCTGGCTTACTCCGTGGCAGCCTCTCTTTATCTTTTCCAATGCAGCCACATCATACTATATGTACTCCTCTGCCAAGTGGAAGTGGTCCGGCTTTTTTCTCTTGCTACTAACTGCATTCTCGGTTGAGATGCATCCCTCCCTCCACTACCTTTTTGCAATTGGATTCTTTTTAAGTTGCCTGCCACCTATCATTAGGGATAAGAGGCTGTGGGGTTGGGCAGTTCCCTATCTTCTTACCACGCCTGTCTTTTTTTATGACATTCTACTTGGGGAACTCGCGGCTGTCATTATCCTACTCTTATATCATGCTCAACTCCTGCGGCTAACCTGGAGACTCAATAAAAGACACCTCCAATGAAACTCTTTTGGCTACTCATACTCTGCCCTCTCCTATCATTTGGCCAGTGCATTCTCTCTGACCAGGTAACCGTTAACCCTGCTCCAGTAGGAGGCGTATATCAGCCAGGTACTGTTGTCACATTCACCTACACGGTTTCCTCTTATCAGGGACTATCTGTCAACTGGATGCATGGTATTGCCATCAATGCAGGCCTAGGCTGGACGGCTATTACTCCAGTAGGTACTCCTACCAACAACACAGGCGACGGTACTTGGCTATGGGTTAATTCGGTCACTTCATCAGCAACTGGCATAACCGTCTCTAGACCAGGATGGTTTTATGATAGCGACCTAGGAGGCCCTTTAGACGGTAATCCTGGCAACAATTTTGGAGATGGCCTGGCCGGACCGTGGACCTTTAGGTGGAGAGCAACTGTGGTAGGCTGTCCTCCAGGTCAAGACGGAGCCCTATTGTCTCTTATCATTGAGAACTATGCAGACGGAGAGACTGGCAGCTGGATTAACTATGACTGTCAAGGTGATCCTAACGAAAGCTTTCAAGCCACACTAGACTGCTGTCAGCCTTTTGTCACTGGACAAATACTTCACAACTAATATATAATCTAAACAAAACAGTATGAAACCTATACTATCGTTTAGCAAATTTTTAACCGAGGCCGAAGGCTCTGCTTGCCCTTTGGCAACTCAAGATCTTAAGGTTAACACCGAGAACCGCAATGCTGCAATTAAGGCAGAGCACATTGAGTACGGGCCTCTTAACCTAAGTGATGAAGCCTATTGGGAACACCTGGCCGATCACTGGAACACTACAGCTAAAGTGGCCAAAAATTCTACATGCTCTAATTGTGCAGCATTTGACATTTCTCCAAAGATGGAGGCGTGCATGCCTGGTGAACTTGAGGACAGCGAAGGCCGCCTAGGCTATTGCTGGATGCACCACTTTAAGTGTCACTCTGCAAGAACATGCTATACCTGGGCAGCTGGTGGTCCTATTAAGACAAATGAAACATCAGATAGTTGGTCTAAGAAACAAAAGTAAAAACTATGAAACACATTATCACGATTGCTCTTATCGCGCTTGGATCTCTACCTGCTCTTTCGCAAACTCTTCCCTGTCCACACTTTATTTGTGTAGCTGATGTTAGCCCTACCCTATATGCAGTGGCAAACAACCCAGGCTCAACCTATCAATGGACTGTTACTGGTGGCATAATCAATACAGGCCAAGGCACTAATGCAATTCAAATCAACTGGTCGGCCGTTCCTGGCAACTATCAAGTAAGTGTTGTTGAGACTGATGCCAATGGCTGTTTAGGTACACCTGTACAATGTAATGTTACTATCAACCCTACACCAGTCACAGGTATCATTACTCATGACTAATGTTAAAGTGGATCTTACTGCTCTTTCTGCTACCTAACATAGCACTCGGACAATACTTTCATAGTTTACCTAACTGTTTTGGGCAAAGATCTCCATCTACATATACAATTCTTACCCAGCCTGGCTTAATATATTCATATGAAGTGGTAGGTGGAGCCATTGTAGAGCAGACTAGCGAAACTCTTACCATTGATTGGTATTCCGATGGTCTGCTCACTGTCACGGCAGTTAATGAATGGGATTGCGTAACCCAAGCTACCCTAGCACTACAGCTCGTTCCTTGTGACCAAAGCGTACTCTGGGTACCTAATGCATTTACACCTGGCGAAAACAGGATAAATGATAGGTTTACTGCAAAGGGCATTAACATCAGAGAATTCCAAATGTCTATCTTTAACCGATGGGGCGAAGAGATTTGGTTTACTCGTAACATTAATGCAGGATGGGATGGCCAATATAAAGGAAAGATTTGTAAGCAGGGTATTTATAGTTATAAGATCACGTATGAAGATCATCAAGGCTATGCAAAAACACTAGTTGGCATGGTCACCCTGATAAGGTAAACAAATTTGCTAAATTGCCATATAATTCTTAAACACAGAACAATATGGCAGCAAAAGAATTTTCATTCTCGGATCTTAATAAAGAGATGAGCAAAATATCAGAGTACGGTGATACTCTTGATAAGTCTTCAATCTCAGAGATTGACCACTACATATCAACAGGCAACTATATGCTAAATGCTTGCCTTACAGCTAGTCTATTTGGCGGTTACCCAAATAACCGGGCTGTTTGTTTAGGCGGTCCATCAGGAACAGGCAAAACCTTTCTCGCCCTTAATGCGGTCCGACAGGCTCAGGAGATGGGTTACAGCATCATCTATTATGACTCGGAGAATGCGGTTGACCGAACCCTAGTTGAAAAGTTTGACATCGATGCAGCCCGCTTTAGGTATGAGCCCTGTAATACCGTGCAGGAGTTTAGGACCAGCATCACTGCTCTTACCGATACACTTATTGCGCAAAAGAGTAAGGGAGTCACTCTACCTAAGATTATGATTGTGCTTGACTCGGCAGGTAACCTAGCTACACAAAAAGAGATTGACGATGCAAAGAGCGGCAGCGATAAGGCCGATATGACTCGTGCCAAGCTAATGAAGTCGACATTCCGTATTATTATGACCAAGCTTGGCATCTGTAAGATACCTCTTCTCTTTACCAATCACACCTATATGACAACTGATCTCTTTGCCAAACAGGTTGGCTCAGGTGGAACTGGTGTTGAGTACTCTGCATCAATCATTCTCTTCCTAGGTAAGGCAAAGCTTAAGGATACGGCTGAAGGCGATGGTCAAGAGCAGACTGGTATTATTGTCACGGCTAAACCTAATAAGAACCGTTTTGCTAAACCTAAGCCAATCAAGTTCCACATTTCATTTAATAAGGGCATGAACCCGTATGTAGGCCTTGAGGAGTACATAAGCTGGGAAAACTGTGGTGTTGAGCGTGGTAAGTTTCTTACTGAGCGAGAGTATGCTAAACTGTCACCTGATGCACAAGCAGAGTGCAAGCAGCATACATACACTCCTGATAAGGGTGAAAAGGTGACTATGTACTTTCAAGCTAGTCCTACTTCTCGCAAGCTTTGTGTTCGTCATCTTAATGATACCGTTCCTGTCAATGAGCTCTTTACATCAAAGGTTATTACTCACGAAGTTTTACTTATGCTTGAGCCTATCATTGCAAGTAACTTCTCATATGGTACCGATGAGGCCACACACGAGGAACTAACAACTCTATTTGCCGATGCTGAGTAAAACTATTGATAAGAATATGCTTAAAATTAAGTATATCACCGGTGCATATCCACATTTACCAGGATACCCAACAGCCGAGGATGTATTTTATGATATGCTGACTGAGTACTGCTCCCGTAAAGAAGATCGCCGTCTTAAGTTTACAAGTGTAATGCTTGAGAAGAAGTATCCTTCAGTTAGTCCAGACGTTATGAATGAGCATCTTACTCATCTAGAGCAACTTGGTTTAATTAGCGAAGTAAATAGAACATCAGCATTCACATCATTTCAAATTGAACATAATCCATATACTCTGGTATGAATACACCAATAGATCACGAAAAGGCATTTTTCAACTGGTTCTTAACCAAGCCGCATTATCTTAAGACGCTTAACCGCGGCTTCTTTAGTAACCCTGACGTTGATGTCTTAGCCCAGATTGCAAAGGATTTCTTTCTTAAGTTTGGAGAGGCTCCCAGTAATGTGCAAATGAAGGCTCTTGTTAAAGACAGACCACAAGAGATATCAGATGACATTGTAGAATCGGTTTATGATAAGAACATCTCAAGCTATGAACAGGATTGGCTTAAGAGAACTGCAGAGTCTTGGATTAAATGGCGTCATTTCGATAAGCAGCTAATTAAGACCATTGAGTATGTAAAGACACAACAGGTCTCTCCGGAGAATGTTGAGGACGTAGTCAACCGTGCTATCTCAATGATCTCGGCTGAAGGCGCGGTTCACTTTGACACTGACGTAGGTTTGGACTTCTTTAACCCTGAGCACCATATTCAGCGGAAGTCAAAGAAGATTGAGACTGGGTGGTCGTTTGTTGACCGGATCTCAGGTGGTGGCTATGATCCAAAGGCACTGGTCATCTACGCCGGCCAGGCTAACATAGGCAAAAGTATTTGGCTAGCCAATGATGCTGTCAACTTTGTTAGGATGGGGCATAACGTAGTCTTCATCACTGCTGAAATGAGCTCACAAAAGGTGCTTAAGAGAATAGGTTCAAACCTGCTTGACATCTCTATGGTCGAATACGATGAAAAGAGCACTAACCGCGACTTTATTAAGAGAAAGCTTGAGCGAGTATCTCGCGGACTTCTGCCACCAGGAAAGCTCTTTGTTAAGGAGTTTCCTACCAGCCAGGCAAGTGTACTTGATATTGAAGCCTATCTTAAGACTCTTGAGGAGACGACTGATCACCAGGTTAATGTTCTTGTTGTTGACTACATCAACATTCTTGCTAACTATAGGAATCCAAACACGGAGAACACGTATATGAAGATTAAGCAGATCGCCGAGGATCTTAGAGCAATTGCCGTTAAGAGGAACCTTCTTGTCATTTCGGCTACACAGATTAATCGTGGTGCTTGGGATGCTACTGAGGTCTCTATGGAAAACATTGCTGAGTCGGCTGGCCTTGCACATACTGCCGACGTTATGTACGGCCTTATTCAGGATCCTATGATGCATGCAAATAAAGAGTACTGGCTTAAGGTCCTAAAGATACGGGACGGCCACGGTAAAGGCAATAAGTGCAGGTTTACCATTAACTATGACTTTATGAGACTAACTGAAACAGAAGACATCACATGATCAACGATAAGATATTTGGCAATACATACGGTGATGGCGCATATGACGGCAGCACTTCATTTAAAGTGGATCCCTCATATGAATCTAGCCTAAGCCCTGAGGACGCGATTCATTACGACATCCTAATGAGAAAGATAGATGATATCATTAAAAAGAGTAGCTTTGCTGAACTAAACAAGGTAACACCTGACGGCAATACAAAAAAGCTAAATAAGATCCAGATTAACCAGGTCTTTCTGCTTGTTATCAATAACATAGGGGCTGACTACACTCGTGTAGATGTGTTTGGATCACTCTCAGACTACTTTGACATAATCCCTAATAAGTTCTATAATTCTCTATCAAATAAGTATAAGGATGAGCTTATTCGCGAGTTAGACGATAAGTATAATATCCTAAAAAAGAAGAACATTAGAAAGCTATTTTAATGGGACGGATTTGGATCATCTCAGATACTCATATTGGCTGCAGATCAAACTCTGTCTTGTGGTTAAGCCTTATTGAGGACTATTTCTTTAACTTTTTTATTCCTCTGGTTAAGAAGGAATACCGTCCAGGTGATGTCCTCTATCATCTAGGCGATGTATTTGATAATCGGCAAAGCATTAACCTAGCCGCGCAGCATTTAGGCATCAGGGTCTTTGAGGAACTGTCAACTATCTTTCCAGAGATCCGGATCATTGTCGGCAATCATGACATTATGAAGAAGAACTCTAATGACATTACATCAGTCGACTGCCTAAAGTACATTCCTCATGTTACGGTTCATAAAGAACCTCATATTCAGCAATACGGCAGTGTCACATGTATGCTGATGCCCTGGCGTCGTGACAGTGCTCATGAGGCAGAAACTCTGCAGGCTGTCACCCAACCTGTTGACTATCTCTTCTGTCACACCGAAACACAGGGTGTACAGACTAGTCCTAGCACTAAGCACCTACATGAAGGGGGTAACCCTGTCTCCACCTTTTCAGGATTTAAGAGAGTTTACAGCGGTCATATTCACTACCGACAGGAGAAGAAGAACTTTATACTTGTTGGCAACCCATATCATATGACTCGCTCTGACCGTGGTAATGCTAAGGGAGTGTACCTACTTGACCTTAAGACAGGCCGTCATAAGTTCTATGAAAATGGCAGGTCCCCTAGGTTTATCCGCTACTATATAGGCGAGATCATGGATAGGCAGATGGGCGAGATTATTGATGAGGTTCGAGGTAATTTTGTTGACCTATTCATACCTGCATCGGTTCTAGGTAAGTATGACATCAACACATTTATGAACTTCATGGACGGAGTAGCTCATAAACTTGAGCCTAGGATTTATGATGAGAGCAGTGTAGCCATGATTGAAGAGGGTAGCATTGCTGATTTTAAGGGAGAACTTGACCTTATGCAGATTGCAAAGATCTATATTGATGGTATGAATGTTGACCTTGAAATGCGGGATAGACTCTTTAAGTCAACCCTTAACCTGTACCAACAGACAATAACACCAGACTATGAAGATCAAGAGCATTGAGTTTAAGAATTTTGCTAGCTACGGAAACAGGGTCCAGCGGATCACTTTTGACGATAACATAGGAAATCTCTACCAGGTCTTAGGCAATAACGGATCTGGCAAATCGTCCCTAGCTAAGGCAATTACCTATCTCTGTTATGGCCGGGTAGAGGGCGCAAATGTAAAAGATCTGCCTAACCGGGTAAACAGTTCTCTATGGGGACGGATCGTGCTGGAGAGCAAGGGAAACCTGGTTGAGGTCGAGAGAGGCATTTCCCCTAACATATTTACTGTTAAGATCAATGGCAGTGAGTATGACATTGCAGGTAAGACCAATCTGCAGGAGTTCCTTGACACTGAGATCTATGACATATCATATCATGTCTTTAAGAATGTGATCATACTCTCGGTTAATGACTTTAAGTCGTTTATTTCCATGTCGCCTTACGATAAGAAGCAGATCATTGACAGGATCTTTGGCTTTTCGGCCATCAACCAAATGAGAGAGCTGGTTAAGACTAAGAGAAGAGAGATTAGCGATGACATCCGAACATTTGATAAAGAGATCATTACACTTAATGAATCAATCCAGTCAGTCCAGGCAAAGTTAAGCGAGTTTGAGAAGGTTTCAAATGATAGGAATAGTGCTGAAGTGGCCGAGCTTAAGTCTCGCCTTATTCAGCTTGACCTGGCTAAGAAAAAGCTGGCCGATGCAAATGAAAAGATAAGGACAAAAATACTTAATTGTACTGCTGATGCAAAGGCTGTTTCGGCCGAGGAGCAGACCATCCTAAGCAACATTGCCGTTCACAAGAGAGCTCTTAAGCTGTATAACAACCAAGCATGCCCAACATGCGGCTCTGACCTAATGTCAGATAGTCACATAAAGCTAAAGGATGATCATGAACATGCTCTTCATGATCTTAATGAGAGTCATGAGCTGGTTAAGTCTAAACTTAAGGCGGCTGATGACTGTCTGGTCGAGGCAAGAGAAAAGAATCGTATTGTTGTGACAAAGGTAAGTCAGCTTGATGCCGTTATGCAGCAGATCAAGGATGAGCTGGTTAAGATGTCAAATAATAAAGGGCAGGACTCATCTCATCTTAGGGAACTTGTCAAAGACTTTAGTGATAAGAAGGCTCTCAGTGCCCATCATAAGAATGCAGTTGAGAGCGAAGATCACTACCTGTCCCTGCTTGAAACAATAGTAGGCGAGGACGGAATTAAGAACCTTGCGGTTAAGTCAATCTTACCCTCTCTAAATAATCACGTGATGATTATGGGTAAGGAGATGGGAATCCCATTCGGCATTACATTTGATGATAAGTTCAACTGTATGCTATATCATCTAGGTGAAGAGATAAGTCCAAAGACTCTCTCAACTGGAGAGAGAAAGAAGGTTGACTTTGTCATTATTATGGCTCTTATTAAAATGATAAAGACCAGGTTTCCAGGTTTAAACATTCTCTTCTTGGATGAAATCTTTTCATCGATTGATTCTGATGGTGTCTATCATATCATTAGCATTCTTCACCAAACTATTAAGGAGATTGGACTAAATACATTTGTGATCAATCATACAGTTTTGCCTTCCGAATACTTTGATAAGAGACTTGAGATCACAAAGGATTCTGGGTTTAGTGAATTCACAATTGAAGACATTGGATAGAGATATATAGGTTAAACCGGTCCATGTCAACTTATAACCAGGAATTCAATCGAGATAACGTCATACTTCGCTACATTATTGTAGCTACTCTGGCTGAGCTTAGAGACAAGATCTACTTTTACAATAGGACCAGTGAGGACACTCAGGTTAAAATCCCTGTGCCCTTTTACTATTCAGTGACAGGTAATGAAAGACTCTTACTTGATGTCTTTAAGTTTGGAGCCGAGGAAGCCGGTGAAGCTATTGGAGATTATGAAGTGGTACCTAGAGGAGTTATTCAGTTTACGAGTGGCGGAATCAATTCAGGTGAAATGACAAATAAGTTTGTCAGATCTGAATTTGTCAGGGAATTTGACGGCCAACTTAAAACATTTTCACTTGAGACCGCATTCTTACCGATTGAGTTGAGTTTTGACTGTACCATTGTCTGCTCAAATAACACTGAAATGCTAAAGGTTACCGAGTCTATTATGAGTAAGCTCTATAAGGCAACACTCTATCAGGTTGACTTAGGCATGATGAGAATGCAGGCTTCACTTACAGTTCCAGAAGAGTACACACAGACTCGCCTATTTGAGTTTGGCCTAAATGATAAGAAGGAGTTCAACGTGGAGTTCTCAATCCAGGTTAAGACATTTATGCCTGTCTTTGAAGGTGGCATTCTACTAGCCGAGATCATAGAAATGACTAAGGACACTAACCTTAATCCTAATCGCAATGGAATTGGTATGTTTAGAGATGGCGAGATTAGGTTTGGTGGTGTCATTCAACAGGCAGTGTATACGGTTGATGATATGTCTAAAGCACCTAAAGATGCCATCTTTAGCAATCTAAACCCACAGCCTCCAATTGATACACCACCCTTCATACAGAACGAAATTACGACTGCACCTAAGTCGCCTGAGGATCCCTATAGTGAAGAATATCGAAATAAGTTTAACAACGAAGGGTAAAAGTTCATTTCATAGCATTGATATATAAACAAAATCAAAATACACAATGACAAAACTATCCGAAGGGCAGACTCAGGTTTATGCACATGGATTGGTTACTCCTCAGTATGGAGTAAACACTAGGGCACCCTACCTAAATTCTCCCCCAAAACAGCTCATGGACCTAACTCGTGAGTTTTTTAAGAGTGGCAAGTCTCCTGGCCAAGTTTTGGCCATCCTGGTAGGTATGGGCACTCCACAGCAAATGGCACTCGCCGCAATTCATGCTCATAACACTCTTATTGTAATGCAAGAAACACAGCAAAAAAATCATAAACACATGAAGTTCACACTAGTCGACCTATATGAAAAGGTAGTCACTACTATCAATAGTCTTAACGAAATGGCAGGGGACACATCAAGGACATCCTACTCAGGTAAGCAGGCTAAGGAACTTCTTGAGGCAGCATTAAGAATGTTCCCTGAAATGACAATTAATGCAGACATAATTGCAAAGTTCACAACTGATGAACTTAATGACATTAAGGAAGGGAATAATGCCAAGGAGATTTGGCTTAAGCTAATTGATGAAAAGGTTTCACCAGTTCTTAAATACGGTATTGCCAAGAACATCTATAAGACATCTACAGTTTACGATTGGATCCGTCCTATTAGTGAGCTAAGAACATATATAAATGACATTTATGCTAACCATCAGTGGTCATTTAAGGTTAACGAGGCAATTTCAGCGATTGGTGGCAGGAATAACCCACTTGATACAAAGCTTGCTGGTGAGTTAACAATTATGCTTAAAGAGTCGGAGGATGTTGTTAAGGCTGGATTTGCCCGTGTAGCAGCCGCTAATCCGTGGTCGGCTGAACTTCGTAGCATTCTTAATGAAATGAAGGCAGAGGGCATGGGAGCCAATCAGTCTAAGGCAGTAGTACAAAAGATCATCACTCCTATGATTAGCGAGGGTAACAAGGTCCTATTCCATCTTCATGGTAAGAACTGGTCGTTTGATGGTCGCAATATCACTGAGGCTCATGTCACTGATTCAAGGTTCACACAAGTCCTGGCTGCACTAGGAATGTTCCGTCAGATGAATGAATCTCTTGTTATGTTCGGAGAGAACGACAAAACTCTTGACATCAATCTTACCGAGGGTACTATTAAACTAGGAACTCTTGATCTTACAGGTAAAACTGCAACTGTTGTTAAAGAGTCTCTTATTGCAAATAAAGTGTTCTCATTCCGCGAAGCATGGAAAGCTGACCGAATTGCTACCCTAGTTGAAAACTTTGACATGGTTGGAGAACTTGACACTGCACTTGGCTTAAGCAGCACTGAGTTCCTTAATGTCTACCTAACTATGCTAGCCGTTGAGGAAGGTGTTTGGGTGAATAAGGTTAACCCAGCTATGAAGCTAAATGAAATGAAGTTCTTTACTACAGCAACGGCTGCTCTTAAAGAGACTAAGGAGTTTATTGGTTATGATGCAACTTCATACCTAGCTAAATCACTAGTTGCAGAAGGACATAAGACTGCCCTAGTTGAGCAGAAGAGGAGTATCATTAATGATGAACTCTCCTTTCTTGAGAATAAGCGTGAACAGATTAATTCTGCAATTTCTCGTATAGGTCGCGTTGATGAACTTGCTACTGCCCTTTCTCTAGTAGAGGGAGAGATCACTAAAAAGGAAAAAGAGCTGCAGTTAACATACCTCTCTGAAAAAAAAACTAAGCTTGACTATCTAAACTCAGGATATACTGAGGCTACTATTGATGATAATGTTGGTTCTTATAAGAAGGGTGATGAGGTAATGGTGAATGCCGAAGAGTATGCTTCTCTAGGCGACAACGATCTTGTTGATGTTATTGATGCCAAGACACTTAAATCAGACCTAATTAAGCGTGGATTGTTAAAGGTAAAGATTTAATCTTATTTTTATTCATAAAAAATTAAGCCAGGGTGACTATCCTGGCTTTTTTGTGTATAATATATAAATTAATCTCACCCAAATAATAACAGACATGCCTAGAAAGAAAAACTATCTTAATAACAAAGATCTCCTAGCCGAAATCGTTAAGTCAAAAGAGCAAGATGAACTTACACCAACTGCTCTAAAAATGCTGATGATGCTAGCCGATCGCTCCTCAAACAGACTGCAATATAGCAACAGCGAGGATAAGCAGGACTGCATTGCTATGGCATATATGGACCTCTTCCGATACTGGAGAAGCTTTAACCCTGATAAGGGCAGTAATGCATTTGCATACTATACTGAAATTGCTAAGAGAGGGTTTGCTAAGGGATGGAATACAATCCACCCAAAGAAGTATGCAGGTACTGTCTCCATCACAGGGTCATCAGACAGCGAAGGGATCTATTCTATCTAATGAACATTAAGCAGGTTAAGCCAACACTTAAGTCAGGATTTAAGCAGGGTTACTATCAGCCTGCCAATTCTCATAAGTATAATGGCCCACTGCCTATCATTTACCGAAGTAGCTGGGAACGCAAATTCTGTCACTGGTGTGATCATAATCCTGATGTAATAAGTTGGATGAGTGAACCCTTCTCTATTCAGTACTTTAGTATTCTTGACAACAAGTTTCATAAGTACTTCCCTGATTTTTACATTAAGTTACGTAAGGCGACCAGTGAAGGTGAAGTGATTGAAACCTATGTGGTTGAGGTAAAGCCAAAGGCTCAACTACAAAAGCCTAAAGAACCTAAACGCAAAACGGCTAAAGCAATGCTAAGCTACAAGTACATATATGAACAGTATGTAAAGAACCTATGCAAGAGTGATGCTCTGCAGAAGGCGGCTCTGCAACAGAACTTTAAGGTGATGTTTATTACCGAGGACTCAAATCTCTTTTAGTCATGGAAAATCTTAAGCTAGAGATAGAGACATATGTAAAGGCAAACAAGGGACGCCGGAAGGCATCCAAAGTTAGCCAAAGTCAACTCTCTCTTATTGGCAGCCGCTATTCAGGCCGTTTTGACTTAGGTAAGATGTATTCATTTGAGTACTTTGGCGCCGATGAACCCTGGTATGACACAAGTCCAATCATAATCGGTTTAGGGTCTAGTCCATCTGGCAATGGAGTGGGGATTAACCTCCATTATATTCCATACGACATTAGGATTAGCATCATTAACCGCATCTGGTCATCATTTTCAGCTATTATTCAATCACAGCTCAATGGATCTAATCTTGGTAAGCCGCTTAACCAGTCATCTCTCACTGGACTAAGCTGGGACAATCTTAAGTCGGCATACGGCAAGCTATATAATCTAGGACACTGTGTAAAGCAATACCGACTAGATCGTATTCGCAATATGCGCATCATAGGTTATGAAAATTGGTACATTGGAGCGGTAAATGATGAAAATATGTTCCACGGAACCACAATAAAAAGAGCACAATCACTATATTACGTAGTGTGATATATAAACCAACACGCAAGCTAACATGGCTGGATTCACAAATAGAAAAGGACCTCTTACCAATGATAATCCGGTTCGTAAGATCCTAAAGGACTTATCGAATTTAGGCATGGCATATGATGATATGATCATCAGAAACTCACGTGCAATAGGATTCACTGAAAACCAATACGGGTACACGATGAACCCCTCTGGTAGTGATAGTGATGACATTTACTCGCCATTTGCGGCTATGTCGCTGACTGACACTAAGATGAAAAAGAACATTGCGTTCTTTGATCGTCAGTACAAGCAAAAGGTTATTAAGTATAGAACATTTGCCGTCCAAGATGAAATTGAAGAGATCTTGGATGTCCTATGCGATGAAGCCATTGTATTTGATGAGAGTAACTATTGCGCGTATGGACACTTCACTGGACAGATTACTGCTTCAGTTGAGGAAGAAATTGGCGATGTCTACAATAACATTTACAACTATTTTGGCTTTAATGATGCACTTAGCATTTGGAACTATTTCAGAAAGTGGCTCGTTGACGGATTCCTAGCCTTTGAGATCATTTACAATGACAAGCAAACCGAGATCATTGGTTTCAAGGAGTTGGATCCGCAATCTCTTGTTCATGGTGTTGACACCGAGACAGGAAAGGTTAAGTGGGTTCAATATAAAGGTCAGGGTGTTAAAGAAAAGACCCTATGGGATTCACAAATCATTTACATTTCATATTCACAAGTCAATTCACCTCAGAGAACATCCTATGTTGAGCGTCTGATTCGGGCATTTAATATGCTGCGCATCATGGAGCATACCAGGATTATTTGGGCTGTCACCAATGCTAGCTTTAAGACTAAGTTTGTCATACCAGTCGGTGGTAAGTCAAAGACACGTGCCAAGCAGTCACTAGCTCAATTAATGAACTCGTACCGCGAGGTAGTTGACTTTGATTTTGATAGTGGCGAAATGTCAACAAATGGCAAACCTATGATGCCGTTTAATAAAGAGTATTGGTTGCCATCAAAGGACGGTGAACAGCCTGAGATTGAGAATGTTGGTGGAGACGGCCCTGACTTAGGAGACACCGAGTCTCTTAAGTACTTTGCCGACCGTCTAAAGCTTGCATCAAAAATACCCTTCTCTAGATTTGACCGGGAAGGTGGTTCTACATGGGAACTTGAGGCTAGCGGTATGCTGCGCGATGAGATTAAGTTTGCCAAGTTTATTGACCGCATTAGATCGATCTTTCAGGAGATCATGGTTAAGCCTCTCTATCTGCAGCTCTGTCTTAATCATCCAGAACTTAAGAATGACGTTGCCTTTAAGGCTGGTCTTGGTGTTAAGTGGGTTAAGGACAACGTATTTGAGGAACTAAAGGAAATGGAGCTGATGGGTAAGCGAGTTGACTTTATTGGCAATATGAAGACCCAATTGAGCACTATGGATGCAAACATGACAGAGGTACCCTATTTTGATCTAGGTTGGCTAATTAAGCGCTACGGCGGATTTACCCACGATGACATCAAGGCAAATGAAAGAGCTAAAAAGAGAGCCGAACTTGAGAAGGAAGGCTTTGTAGACGGTGACATTGAAAAGATCCTACTAGGGGCTGATAAGAAAGACTTTAAGCCTGAGAAAAAGAAGGATGACGCGGCGGGAGGTCTAGATTTAGGCATCTAAAAAGAAATCTTAAGAGCGATATATAATTCAACCGCATAAAATAAAAGCAGCAGAATGGCAGAAAGAAATTTGCTTATCCTTGAGAGATCAACCTCTGGTCTAGAGACAACAAAGTCACAAGACGGTAGTGTTATCCTTGAGGGAGTTTTTACACAATTTGGTGTAAGAAACAAAAACAACCGCATCTATGAAGAGCAGGAAGTAATGCCTCATATTAAAGAGCTGCAAGAAAAGGTTAAGACCAAGAAGCTTCTTGGAGAGCTTGATCACCCAAAGGATTTTGACATAAGTCTATCAAATGTTTCTCATGTGATAGAGGATCTCTCTTATGACGCGGCTAACAAGCAGGTTAGAGGTCGTATTCGTCTTCTTAACACGGCGAAGGGTAAAGAGGCAAAGGCTCTTATTGAGGATGGCATTCCTCTTCATATTTCATCAAGAGCAGCTGGTACTGTAGGCGATGATGGTCGTGTGAAGATTAAGAAATGGTTTACCTATGATCTTGTCGCAGATCCTGGATTTGAGAATGCAGAGCTATCAAGAGTAAACGAATCGTTTGGCTTTGATAATGATGAAAATCTTTTCATATATGAAATAAATAAACCAATAAATAAAATACAAGAAACAAAAGAAACTAACATGGATCACACTTATGTAACAGCAGAAGACTTTAATAAGTACACAGAGTATCTCAAGACTGAGATTAAGTCTCTTAAGGAGGCTAGAGAGTCAGCCGGCAGCGGCAAGACCGAACAACTTGTTAAGTATGCGGAGTCAATTGCCGAGAAGGTTAACGGTATCACTGAATATGTGAACTACCTAGCTGAAAGCTTTGATAAGGGAATTACCTATTCTAACTACCTAGCTGAGAATATGAACTCTATTAAGAACTATGCTGGCTATATTGCTGAACAGCTTGACGGTAGCATCCGCTATTCAGAGCATGTTGCCGAAAAAGCCGACCAAGGCATTCAGTTCTCAAACTACCTGGCTGAAAAGACAGAGCAGTCAATTAAGTTCTCAAACTACCTAGCTGAAAAGACAGAGCAGTCAATTAAGTTCTCAAACTACCTAGGCGAGAGTCTTAATAAGAGCATTGGCTACAGTGAGTATGTAGGTGAAAAGACAGAGCATGCTATTATGTATGCCGAGTACCTAAAGGAGGGTCTTGAAAAGGGTCTTGCATATAGCGACTATATTGCAGAGCAAGTTAATGGTGAATACGCAAAATTGGTTACTGAAAAGAAAGCCGGTCTTACTGGGTCACCTGCTCAAGCTGCTGCTAAGGCCGCTTCATACAAGTCAACCTTAAATGAGAGCATCTCTGCTCTTATCAATAAGGCAGAGACTAAGACCAGCACAAACATGGCATTTATGAACTTCCTTACCGAAAACAAAAAGCGTGAGTTTACTGCTCTTTCTGCAGAGATGCAAGGTAAAATTGTTGGAGCTATGAACGAACGCAATGTTATGAGCACGGTTGATACAAATCGCATTTGGGATTCGTGCTTTATGGTTGAAGAGCGTAGATCAAACTTTATTGATGATATGCCAGCTAAGTACCACGATAAGTGGAATGGCTTAAGTGAAGGCCGTAAGAAGCAGCTTCTAGCCGAGGCTACATTCTATCCCTTGACTAATGCATATCAAATCAATAACTTTTGGTCAACCAGAGATCTGCGTGAAAAGCAGGTACACCTTGAAAAGATTAATGAGTCAATAAGCCCAGCTGCTCCTGAGGTGCAAAACCAATATGCAGTTTCAGCCGAGCAACGCGCAGACATCGTTAGCCGCATGAAGTTTAACCTAGGTCGCTAAACAACACACAACAACATGAAACACATAAAACTATTTGAACAATTTATTGCCAAATCCCGCCAGGTGAATGAAAATTCTTATACTAGTGCTATGGATGACTTTAGAATTGAATTAAGTAATGTTAAAAAGGATAGAAAGAACATTACATGTAATGCAACTATCGTTTTTACAGATAAGTCTGATGTACAAGCATATCTTGACAATGAATTAGATAACATAAATAATGACATTCTTGATTGGGCAGAATCTCAAGGCATTATAGATAACGATGATTATAGCTCTGGTTTTGAAGGGAGCCCTACTGTCACGGGAAATAAAGTAACAGGTAAGTTTACTTTCTTTTCAGCTTAACAACAAACAACAGCATGAAGCACATTAAAACAATCAATGAGTACTTCTCAAACTTTAATGAAGGCATCAACTATAATGATGCCGTGGATGCTGATCTTTATGATGTAGGTGCCAACGTTATTGACGGATCCGGTAAAAACACAGAAGGCATGGATGAAAAGGAAGTGGAAAAAGCTGCAGTTGAAGCTATGAAGAAAGCTAAGCCTGTGCCACTTACTGGAATCGTAAAGAAAGATTTACCAGCATTGCTTAAGTATGTTGGTGATGCATATAAAAACTGTGGTGTAAATCTTGACACAGCAAATATAACTATTGATAGCTCAAATTTCGCAAATGAAATAATGATTCCAGTAGTTGGAACCGACTATTACGTAAATACTTATCTTGATTATGCCGAAATGTCATCTAATGGCTCAGATTTCGTTATTGGTGGTTATTTTGCCAGTGATGAAGAAGGCTCTTTGGACTACGGTACTAGTGATTTTAGTGATGCCGGTAAAGTTAAGAAAGCATGTACTGAGTTTAACAAGTACTTAGAAAATACTAAAAGGTAAATGTCAAAAAACTATTAGCAATGGTTAAATGAACGTGACATGCCTCCGCCAGTCAATATTGAAATTGAACCCGCATAATTAAAACAAACAACAAAAACAATATGAAACACGTAAAACTATTTGAACAGTTTATTGCCAAACCTCGCCGGGTGAATGAATCCACAGGCGCCGATCTTCTTGCTCTCCTTAGCGATGCACTCTCTGGTGGTGTAGAATTCCAAACCATTTATGATATGAAGAAGGAGGACCAACCGCCATCAAGGGAGCTTAAGGCAGCTGCAAAAAAGATAGGTGGTGGAGATGATGATGTAGCTGTCATCTATTCACAGCAGACTGAAGATTGGGACACTGTTCTTAAGACCGCTAGGGATTGGAGCAGAGCTGGTGGAAAGTACATTGAGATAGAGGATGAAGACGGTTCAGCAATTGTCTTTGGGATATAATACGGTAAACCACAAAACTTAAATAAAAAAGGGACCTAGGTCCCTTTTTTTATGCACTTCCCAAAAAAAGTTTTGAGCACATAGATATATAATTCATAATCTAAGACTGCTAAGAAGCAAATGGCAGCTGATTAGAAAAAACAATAGCGAAAAAAAACTCAAAAAAATGTACGCTAATCATCTAATTAATGAGGGCGAGGTACAAAGAACTTGGGCACCTATCATCGAGGAAGCTACTGGTATCACTGAAAAATCTAAGTTGTCTTGGATGTCTAAGTATTGCCACTATCATAACCTTAATGAAAGTGTTTACAACACAGTTCACCTCAACCCAAACATGAATGTTCCTGGAATGGGCAATACCCAATTTCCTGGTAATCCTGGCAGCCTAAACAACTTTACAGGCCAAGATGCTGGTTCCGGTGACCGTCCCTTCTCTCTGCTTCCACTTGCTATGCAGGTTGCTGCCCAGACAGTAGGTCTTGATCTTGTTCCAGTTGTTCCAATGCAAGGCCCAATGGGAGTACTTACCTACCTTGACTTTGTATACGGAGGTGGTATTAAGGCTGCTGCTGGTGGACTTGAGTCTTCAGCTGCTCCGCTCATGATCAAAATCCCAGTTGACTTCACAGGATTTACCGGATTTACAATAGGTGAAGTAGTTTATGCTACTAGCCAACTTGGCGGTATTTCTAGTATTTCTGGTGGTTCTTTTGAGCTCACCTTTGTAGGTCTATCTAGAATTGATGGATACCCAATCTTCCGAGTAAGAGGTTATGTAAGTTCCGGTAGATATGCTCAAGGTTCTGAAGCCTCTCCTGGAGAGTCTATTGCTCAAGCTATCGGTAATGCAACACTTGGATTCAATAACTACTATTCAGATTCTGCAGCTACAGTCGTAGATGGTGAATGGGCTGGTCCTGCTGAATTAGTGAAAGCTCTTGAAGACCACGTTACTGGTTTCTCTGGTGATGCTTTTGAGCTTAGCAACCGAGTTAACACGGCTTCTTCTTTCCCAGGCATTGATGCTCTTGATCCTTACCAACGTGGAATGGGCGAGTCAACTCCGGACAACCTATTAGGTCTATCTCTATTCAACAAGTCAGTTGCTGCTATGACCTATCAGGTCGCTGCTGCTGTGACTCGTGAACAGGTTCAAGACCTTAAGCAGTTCGGTATTGACGCAGTTGCTCAAGTAGAAGCAGTTCTTGTTAATGAACTTACACAGTCTATTAACAAGCTCATTCTTGATCGTATCTTCCGTCTTGGTGTTACCAATGCGGTACAGGTTGAGGCTGTCTCTGGTACTGTTCTTTCTGCTATATATGATACAGCAGTTGGCGTTCCTACCCTAGTTGCCCTAGGTCCTGGTAATACGTCAAACGTTTCACAGGCAGTGTTGGTTCCAGTAACTAACGTTAACCTAGGCGGTGAAACTCAAGGTTCTCTTCAGCGCCGGATCCTAACTAAGATCCTTGCCTCTAGCAACTTGATTGCAACTCGCGGCCGTCGTGGTCCTGCTACTTTCGCAGTAACTGGCGGTAAGATGGCAACTGCGATCCAAGACGTGGCTGGATTCGTTCCTTACCCATTGTCAAACACTGTTAACCAAGCTGGTGGATCACTCTACCCAATTGGTGCAGTTGCAGGTGTAACTATCTATGTTGATCCTAACCGTGATTTCGATGATCTTCGCATCGCAATCGGTCGTAAGGGTGACGGTAACTCTCCTGGTCTTGTATTCATGCCATACTTAATGGCTGAGTCTGTAGAGACTATCGCTGAGGGTACAATGGCTCCAAAAATAGCCGTAAAGTCAAGGTTCGCGCTAGTTGAGGCTGGGTTCCATCCTCAAACTATGTACTACACTTTGAACATTGTTCTTCAAGGCGGTTTGGACGTTATCTAATCCAAATTAGATTTATTTTAAGAAAGAGGAACTTCGGTTCCTCTTTTTTTGTCTACAACACTCTGATATATAAACCAAATAAAGGAAATCGTCATGAATCATATTAAAGACTATTCCAATTTTGTTAATGAGGCTAAATACAGACCTGCCTCTGAAGTAAACAGAGAAGCCGAAGGTCTCTTAAAAGACCAGATTAGGAGATACACCGATCGTATGAAAACAAACCCAGATAAAATTGAGATCTATAAGGCTCACTTGGAATTGGCTCATGCTAGGCTTAACGTTCTCACTGCTAAAAAGCAACTTGACCAGCTAAAAGGCCATTCATAGCCTAAATACATAAACTAAATAAAAAGAAACATCATGCCGCTTATTAAAAATTTTGATACCTGGAACCACTTATACGAATCCGCAAAGACAGAAGGTAGCTTACAGCCTCTCAATGAAGCCACAATAGGAGAGACCCTTATGTCAATGATCACTTCTGCAAAAAATGCAGCTACAGTCAGATCAAAGTATAAGAAGCTTAAGCAGGCTGAATATGCATCAAAACTTAGTGCGGAGCAGGAGCAAATTGACATGGATCTTAATAAGGATGAGGCTTGGGATGCTGCGGAAACCGAGGCAAAGGAAAAACTTAATGATGCTATTAAAACAAAATTAGAGGCAGTTCCAGATGCGGCTAAGAAAAAGATCATAGGACCTGAATTAAGAAAAAAGAGAGATGAACAACTTCTTCAACTAAAGGCTAATTTTGACAAAAGATATGCAACACAAAAGGAAATTGCTAAGAAAAAGGCTGAAAAAGAGACTGAAGAAATTGCTGCCGCTATCAAAGAAGTTACCGATCTTTCAATAGAAAATGATTTCTTAAAAAAGAAAACTGCAGAGTTTACTAGTACTGTTGACTTTGATGAAGAGCTTAATTACTTAAATAAGTCAACCGAGCAAGAATTAGCTGCATCCGAGGATCCAGATCAACAGGCAAAGGCTGAAAAAAGACTTGCCGATGGAGCAAAAAGAATTAAAGCTGAAAAGACTAAAGAATTGGCCGCATCTAAAAAGGAGACTGATGATGCCTTAGCTGCGCAAGAAGAAAAGTTAGCCTCTGCAGATGAACGCACGAAGGAGTCTGTTGAAAGACTTAAAAACGTATTTGACGCAATGTCTAAGTACCAGGAAGCGGCCGATAAGTACATTGCAGCCCCTGACGATGAGAATAGTGCCACTGCAATAGCCAATGCAAAAAAGGCCTTATCAGATGCAGAAGATAAGATTGGCAAGAAGGTTATGATTGACACTGGATTAGGAACCGAGGATGATTGGGAAGAAGCTAAAGCTAAGCTTACTGCATCAGTCGATGATCTTAGATCACAATATAAAGAGGACCTTGCAGGTTTAGTACAGAAAAAGGAACCTAAGAAAAAAGAGACTAAGACGGAAGAACCTGAAAAGGAAGAACCTAAAAAGGAAGAACCTAAGTCACGTGAATTGACAGATAAGGAAAAGGAGAGTCTCACTAAAGCCGAGGCAGGTCTTACAAAAGCAACGGAAGCTGGCGACACTGATAAGATTAAGAGATATGAGGATCTTATTAAAAGCATTAAAGACACTAAAAAACTAGGAGAATCTCTTGACATAGCTATGATTGATGAAGCACTTAAGTCAATTGATGCCATGAACTACATTACTGAGTCCATCGCAACCCGCTTTAAGAGAGCAATGGATCAAAAAGGACCAAGACTTTAATTCATTTCTATAGACGGCCTGTATGTCAAAGAAGATTCCAAACCGTGGCTATCGTAAGACAGCCGGTCGAGGGCGCCTCTATGATGTACAGGCCGTTAATTTTGGCTGGTTCCGCCGTAGACACGGCATCCTATTGGAAAACCTGCCTCCAGCTAAACAGCGGCTTATTCTCACACAAGGTTTTATGAAGTGGCTTGAGCCAGATCCACAGACCTATGAGATCATCTTTATTATAGAGGATCAGCTAGACTGGGCAAAGGCTCCCTCCAAGTCATATTGGAACCCTTACACAGATGACTTTGGTACTATTAAGCAGCTTGAGAGGGACTCTATTCTTGTTGACTGGCGTTGTGCAATCTGCTGCATTGACCTGGTCTGCCGCTCCGATAGTCCAAAAAACCCAGAAAACTTTGTCTGTGCTAAGTGTGTAACTTCACATAACTCATCAAATAGGATAGTTGATCGCCGCATTGTTGAGAGCTCACGCCAATTGACCGCTCATATCAAAACCCTCTTAACACGTGAACAAGGCGAGTTTATTCGCCACGTAAAGAGGTCAGCTAAAGGATAGAGCACGTTCCAGGCTCATCTTAGGAAAGACAGTTAGTCGACTGGACAGGCAAGCATTCCACACCTCAACACCCTGCTGCTTAAGAAGGTCACTTAGAATCTTAAAGCCAGGAATGAACTGCTTTTCATATACATCATCAGAAGTTGGGCGTGTAGGGTAGCCTTCATGAAAGTGGCTCTTGCCTCCCTGATTACCCATGTCATAACCTAAGAGAATGATTCTCTTAACACCTGTATGATATGCAAGATTGATGGCTGCATACCCGCTGTTATTGCCATGTGCCAGGGTATCACGCCGTGTTTCTAATCCAAACCTAACACCCTTACTTAGTAGCTTAATGTCACCCTTATGTTGCTGGTTCCAGCGAAGTGTGTACTTTTCTCCGCCAAAGGTGTCAATCTCACTCTTATGCCATGAATAAAAGCGACTGTCTGTCCAATAGAGCATGTCTGCATTTGGGTATGAGAGGAAGGCTTTGTTAATTGCAATTGTCTTTCGACCTGCAAGACGGTTCCAGTCAATGCCGATTAGGGAAGGCCCTCCTCCTATAATATAGCAGGTTTCTCCCTTCCACTTTGGCGGGACAGAGTAGACCTGAGGTGGCTTGACTGCTTCTTCCCTCTTAATAGGAGCGATAGGCCGCTGCTCTATCCTAACAGCCTGACTAGCGCGAGTGGCTGGCCTAACGATAGGGCCTGACCTAGCGATTCTTGACTCCTGTGCTTGTGCAGGTTTGACCTTAATTAGTTTAGGCTTACGATTAGGTATCATTGTATAGTATTTATCACGCTTAAACCAGCTGTGCATAGTGACA